ACAGTGGAACGGAATTAATGATATTAACCTATCAAATCCGGTTGTTCCCGATGTAAAAAACGCTGTAAATGCATTGAGTCTAACGGCTTCCCTATGGAACCATGATGTTGTCCACAAGCCTATTATAATGCAATCATATTGGGATATATACAGAACGCTATACGATAAGCTTTACATACACAATGATGTAATTACCGGGTTAGGTAGAACTGGAAAATCTATGATTTCACCGGATATAATGAAAGCGTATCGAGAAATGGAAAGCTATGAACTTAGCAGAGTAGAAACATCTAAATTATAAACCATGACAGAACAAGAAGTAAAACAAAAAATTGATGATGCGCTAAGCGCGGTTAAAGAATATTCTAGCGGAAAAATCAGAAAAGGATATCAAGAGGGCGATATCAAAAAAGCGCTAGAAGAACTTAATGAAAAGAGGCACATATTGGGATCTGCCGGACAAACATGTCCTTCTTGCGGTGGGTCTGGGCGCATTTAATTTATAGCCCCAAAACGGGGCTTTTACTTTCCCTCCGGCCCCGTAAACTCGCACCAGTGGGTGACATTATCACCCTCTTGCCAAGCACCCCATTTCTCGCTCCAAAACTCAAATCTGTCATTAAAATATCTTCCGACTACAAAATCAATTAATCCGATATCAGCCTTAAAAAGGATATTCTCTTTGTTTTTATCCGATTTCGGCAACCTATCTTTTACGCTTATCCAGTTCATTCGTAAACTTTACCGTCAAACACTATCCTAATAATCTTACCAGCGCCATCGTTACTAAACTGTTCTGTTTTATAATCTACTGGGTCTAATTCAAATAATTGAGAAGCCGGAAGTGTGGACCGTTTGTATATTACATCGAATTCTGAATACACTTCATCTAAAACTCCATCATTTTCTAATTTATTTTTAATGGAATCGGTGAGGTTAGGAAGAATAGTAACGTCCCGTAAACTTAAATTTGGAGACTCAAAAAGCAATCTATTTAATTTTTCATCCATACTCCCAAACCTACACATTTCCCCCGACATTTCCAAACCCCATCTACTTCGTATAACGCACTCTGTTATACGAACATACACTACCCTACCCCACCCCTACTCGGTAGTTTTGTGGTATGGCAGAAGTCCGGTGGAAAATTACCGCAGATGATAGTGAAGCCCGCAAGAAATTGCAGGGTATCAAGAAGTTGCAGGACGACCTCCAAAAGCAGGGCGAAACCATCATCAGGCGATTGAAGGAAGCGGGAAGTGGGGCTGGAAAAGGGGCCAATTACAAACAAGAATCCGATTCAGCGAAAGCTGCTGCCAAAGCGACCGAAGAATTGGCCAAGGCCCGGCTTGCCGAAGCGCAGGCGCGGCAATTTGCTGCCAATGCCTCCAAGCAGGATCGTGAAGCCCAACTGGCTTTCATGGATGCAATCCGTAAAAGCCGACTTGAAATACAAGCCAATCGGGAAGCGCAAGCCAAAGCCAATGCAGACCTCATAGCGGGGCGCAAAACCCTTCAAGACTACCGGATTGAAATGGCTAAACTCAATCTGGAAGAAAAGAAGCGTCGTGATGCCGAACGGGCGGCCAAAAAAGCACTCAACGAAAACAGCCAATACCAACAGCTTAACAAGGCGCTCGGCGAACTTCGCCGCCAAAGCAAGGATGTGCTGGCTGAAATGTTCCTGCTCGAAGGGCAAGGCAAGAAAAACACCATAGCGTATAAGCAGCTGGCCGACCAAGCCCGTGGACTGGTTGCTCAAACCCAGTACCTCGATAAGGGGTTGAAGAAGATTGATGCTTCGTTGGGACTACACCAACGGAATGTAGGCAACTATCGTTCAGCCCTGGATGCCCTTTCTCCCATGTTCGCCCAATTGAACGGGCAGTTAGCTGCTATGGGCATCAACATAACCGAGTTATCCGGCAGCAAAAACGTATTCAGGGAGCTAGGCGCTCAATTCGCTATATTGGGCAAACAGGCCTTAATGTTCCTTGTGTCCCCCATTGGACTGGTCATAACCGCCCTCGCGTCACTGTACGCCCTCATTCGGGGCAATGCAAACACAGTCATCCAATTCAATGCCGGATTGCTTAACGTAAGCAAGACCACAGGAATTGCAGGCGCCCAACTTGATAAGCTTGGGGATAGCCTTATAGGTTTATCCAGACGACTGGAGGTTGTTGGCACGGATAAGTTACTGGAATACGCCACCGTAGCGGGGCAGTTGGGTGTAAAGGGAACCGCTAATATTCTCGCTTTCACCGAAGCGCTGGCAAAACTGGAAACCGCGTCCGATATTCAAGGCGAGGAAGGCGGCTCTAGTATTGCGCGCCTGTTGACGCTTGTTGACGGTGGGGTGCAAAACGTTAAGGCTTTCGGGGATGAGATCGTAAACCTTGGGAACAACTTCGCTGCAACCGAGGCTGAAATATTAGAAAACGCCACACAGATAGCCCAAAACGTCGGGATTTATAAGATAGGACGGCAGGAGGTATTGGCTTTCGCTACCGCTACCAAATCCGTTGGTATAGAGGCAGAGCTTGTCGGATCAACCTTTGGCCGAACATTGGGTCAGTTTGAGAAGATTATCCGCACAGGCAAGGGACTAGCAGACCTGCTTAAGGTAGTAGGCGGGAATGAGAAAGAATTGGCCCAGAGATTCAAGACCGATGCATCCGGCGTATTCGTTGACTACATCCGAGGATTGAATAATATCAACAAAGCTGGCGGATCCGTTAATGCCGCATTGACGAAGACAGGGGTTGTAGCGATAAGGGATCAGCGTGTTATCGCTTCCCTCGCAAGCAACGGATTCGATGTCCTTACCGACGCCATGAATAAAGCAAGCGATGCTGCCGGGGCGATGGATCAGGAATTCGCCACCAAGGCGGCTTCACTTGAAAACCAGCTCGGCAGGATCAGTACAGCCTGGAATAACCTCGTGTTGTCAATAGAGAATGGACAGGGCGTATTAGGCAGGTCCGCGTCATGGATGGCGGGACAGCTGGCAGACCTGTTGGAATGGGTAAACAAGCTGGTCACTGCTACATCAGCCAATGAATTCATTACCCGGTTTAATCCATTTTCCAGCGGACAGGCGTCAGCTGATGCGATACGCAATGCAAATACCGCCCTGAGGGAAACGGTAGACGTTATCAAGCAAGTTCGTGATGTCGACCTATCCAATGCGAATGCAAAAGCATTGACAGAGCAAATTTCGCTTATGGACGGTGCATTGCAGGCGGCTCACAAGCAGATTGAGGCAACTGACAAGGCTATCAAAGAAGGGCTGTTGAAAGAGGGAAGTGGTGAAGGATTGAAACGGGCAACCAGCGATCTTGAACAACTTAAACGGGCAGCGGAACAATTATTATCAACTAAGCCGGCCGAGACTGTATCCGAAGCCATTGACCCAAATACAGAAGAACTAACGAAGGAACAACAGCGCGCCCGGGAAGCTGCTTTGAAGGCTCAGCGCGACCTGCAGAAACAAATCGATGAAATGAACCGCGCCTCCCTTCGCGCCACACTGGATAAAGACGAGCAGGAAGTAGAGTCGGTTCGGGAGAAATACAGGAAGATAAGGGAAACCATCGAGGCATTCCGCAAAGACCCAAAGAATAAGGGGTTGGCGGTTGACGCCAGTGGACTGTCATCCGCTGAATCACGTGAGGTGGCACAGGTCAGGTACAGGCAGGAAACCACGGAACTTGTGAAGTCGTTAGGGGTGCAGCGTGAACTATGGCAGGAATACGAGTCGTGGCGGCTGGAATTGGGGGAAGAATCGGCGCGACAACGCTACAGTAATGAATTGTCCGTAATTGACAACTTCAAAGCAAACATTAAACGGGAAATCGCTTCCATTGGCGCACAGCTTACGGCAGCACTGGCAGGTGGACCGGCCGCCGCCACACTAACCGGAGCTGAGTCTGAAAGGTTGAAGCAATTACAGGATCTGCTCAAACAAATCACCGACCAGGAGCAGAAACAACGGGATGCAAATCTTCGGCGTGTCCTTACCGACTACGCCAGTTTCGAAACCAAGCGGGTGAGACTTCACAAACAGGCCGATGAAGATATGGAGTTGCTTGACGAGGACGGGAGGAAACGCCGGAAGAAAGCGTTGGATGACGAATTGCTTGAACTATACCGGACCGAGATTGAGGGAAAGGAACGGTTTAAGGATTTTATGAAAGAAGCGGATACCGCCGGATCGTCATTAGCCCTATCGGCCATGAAACATGCTAGGGACTATGTCGAGACCCTGGTCGATAAGATGAAAATAACCCCGGCTGAAAAAGCCAGGCTACGTAAGGAATTCGGGGAGTTTTTCAGTCAGGGGATCGCAGCGCTCGAACAGGAGAATTTCGGTAACGTAGCCAACTTAGTAGACGGATTCGGTCAATTAGTTACATCGGCATCGGAGTTCGACGGGACCATGTCTAACGCTCTAAAAACCGTAGGTAACATGGTTAACCAAGTTGGACAGCTGTCTCAAACACTTAGTCAAACCTTGGGTAAGGCAGGCGACAGCTTATCAAAAGGAGGAGGTTATGCGGCTATTATAGGCGCAGTCTTGTCGGTAGCTAGTGCAATTTCCGAAGGTTTTAACCAAGCTAGACAACGAGCAAACGGGGAAGTTCAAGCTAATTTTGAATTACAAAACGACAGACAACTGCGCGCCACCGAGGCAATTACGCGCGCTTTGGAAATGCAACTGGACCTGATCAACGAAATATATGGGGCCGACCGATTAAATAAGTACGCTGATAGCCTGGAAGGTATCAAAAAGAATTGGCAGGACATCAATAGGCAGTTGGATGGGCGGCTGATGATGACCACCGATAATTTCACCAACAGCATTCTTGCCCGGATAAACAACGGAGAATCAGCCAAATCAATCTTGAAATCGTTCAGCGTTGCGTCGAGCGAATATTATCAGGCTGGCAACATATTGGACAACATTAGTCGGTTTGATAGGCTTTCGTCGCTACCAGAGGATATTACGGAAGCCCGGGAAGAATTAGCAAAACTACAGTACCAAGCAGCACTTGGCAATGTTGACGATTACACGCAAAAATTGATCGACCAATTAGCCTCGCAGATTGATCTGTACGATCAAACCATGAATAGGCTGAGGGAGGAAAACACCGGCAATGCATTCAGCTCTATACTGGATGATATAAAAGGCCTTTTCCGAAATAACGGTGCTGATTCAGCAGAAGCATGGACGCAAAGCTTTAATAAGATTCTTGAAAACTATATGATGCAGAAGTTTTCTAGAGAATGGCTAGACGAAAGGGTTCAGGATTGGTATTCTGTCTTTGATGAATTTGCCAAGTCTGATGGGCTGGATGAAGATGAGCGAAAGGAACTTCGTAAGCAATGGGACGAAATTCAACGAGAAGGACAGGGGCGACTTGATGAAATCAGAGAGACATTAGGCCTGGACAACGACTCCCAATCAAACCCAAACACTTTGCAAGGCGCATACGCCCGCGCATCTCAGGAAAGCATCGACCTGTTGGCTGGACAGACCGGAGCAATGCGCCTACATCTTTACGAGCTGGTGAAGCTGGCATCTGCCAATAATAGCAATACGGTAAATCAAATAGACATAATGAATGGGCAATTAAATGCACTGATTGCCATCGAAAGGAACACAGGGGTTACAGCACAACACAGCATGGAGTATCTACCCTACCTAAAGTCGATGGATACGAAGATGGGAGATAGCCTAGGGCTGCAGTTGCGGGCCGCCGGAAAATTTGGATTCTAATATGGCACTTGGAGCATACATACTAAATGGGAAGGACCTTTTTGGGGTGTTCGGGGTAACCGTCCAATCCGGAAGCGGCACATTCCTTTCGTTTCCTGAACGTAAAGGCTCGTTGCAACATAATTGGAGTGATCAGGACGGTTTGGATATTGACTTATCCGCGCCAAGGTTTGAAGCTCGGGACTTCCGGCTTCAATGCACGCTTATCACCAATAGTAGAAACGACTTCTGGACGAAATATAACGGTCTGTTTACGGAGCTGTCCGCCATGGGGACTCATCAGTTATACGTTGAGGATTTGGATAAAACCTATACGCTATTCTACAAAAATCAGGCTAATCTACGGAAGCTAACGAGCCTGCAAAACTCACAGATAGGTGTTTCATTCGACTTGATATTCGGGGAAACAGACCCGATGGACAATATAGAGGCGGTGTACCTGGTGGACGATCAGGACAGATACTTAATAGCATAGTTGTGGTAACGATATACGCATATAACACAGGCACGGTGCGGGCAATTGTTGAACCCGCGGAAACTGTCGCTCAATCACGCGAGGCGCTTGGTGCCGATATTGTGCAATTGGTATTCGATCTGCCTTTCCATGTGCATTTCGCTATCGGCGACTATGCTACCATATTCGGGGCAAGATATTACCTCACTACCTACCCTACCGTATCAAAGGAGGGCACGAGAAACTACACATTCACCCTGAATATGGAGGGCGAGCAGCACAAGCTTGGGCGGGTGCAGTATCAAAAACCCAACGGGATAGGCCAATTCCTCGATTCCACGTTCTTCATAAATTCAACAGCCGACACGTTCATGCAGTTACTCATAGACAACATGAACCGTGCATTCCCGGATGACGTATGGGAATTGGGGTACGTTGTGGCTGATGGGACGGTGAAAAACATACCGTTCGACGGAGTGAACTGTCTGGAAGCGTTGAATACACTGGCAGAGTCATTCGACACGGAATGGCTTGTTGAAGGCCGGAAGATACATCTTTACCGGAAGTCGTCGGGTACCGGGCTGGTGTTGCGTTACGGGGAAGATGAAGCCCTGTACAGCATTACCCGTCAGCCACAGGACAACAGCAACCCTGTGACACGCCTTTTTGCATACGGAAGCAGCAGGAATTTACCATTCAACTACAGGAATGGAGCTACCAAGCTGCGTTTGGGCGCCCTCACCTATGTGGATAAATACATTGATCAGTTCGGACTATGGGAAGATTCAGTGACGTTCGACGACGTGTATCCAAAATTCGTAGGAGAAGTAACAGCCGTGGATGCAGGCGATCCGCTGAAATTCTCAGACACTAACCTGCCTTTTGATATTAACGCGCCAGGTATATTGGTTGACGGACTGTCCGCCAAGGTGGTGTTCGAGACCGGACAGCTTGCGGGATACGAACTGGAATTGACGTCATTTGACAATTCTACCAAAACATTCACGGTAAAGAAGAATTCAAAGGAGACCGCTCTTGACATACCGGGCGACGAAATACGTCCGGCTGTTGGCGATAAATACATTGTAGTGGATATACGCATGCCCAACCAGTTCGTACAGGCGGCGGAAGCCGAATTGCAGCAACGCGCTAACGATTGGATAGACGAACAGGTGTTGGCCCAATTGCAGTATTCGGTCGTATGCAACCCCCTTTATTTCAAATCCCACGGTATCAATCCAAAATTAGGCGATTCGGTCACGTTGATAGATACAGCCATGGGTATTAATGAGCAGTTGCGGGTGGTGAAATTCACCCGGAATCTAAGACAGCCGAGCGTATACACCATTGAACTGGCAAGGAAAGCGAAGTCTAACCCATTGGTCAAACTTTTAACAACTATACAATAATGGCAGACGATCACATAAAGGTTAAGCTCCCGCAGCTTCCGCTGTATTCCGGTACGGTGAAGAACGAGGATATGGTATATGTGTGGGAGGACGCCACAGGTGTGTTGAAGCATGCAACCGTAGGCCAGCTTCCGTTCGGTCAAGGCGGCGGTGGAGGACAGCCGTTATTGGGCAGCCCTTTCAAGGTTCGTGTCGGGGACGCACAAGTAACCATTTCCGGGGGCAACACAACAGTGAGTGACGCTAGGCTAGCAGGCAAGACAGACTACCCCGTCAGTAGCTCTCAACTGAACAATTCGGTATTCAGGGATACTGAGCTTACCTACGACGATGTGAACGGAACCGTGACAATCCTTGATTTTGAATTACAGGCGGGCGAGGTACTGGTATTGTATCCTGACGGTGTAGCAGGAAGCGGAGGCGGAGGCGGATCACTACAACCAATATTGGATCGTATCGCCGCTCTTGAAGCCATGATGGCTCCTTTCACTCCTACAGGCAGCGGTGAAAATGGTGGGCGTGTATGGTGGACAGGATCAACTGATGATATCCCGGTAGGATGGATAATTGATGAGGATTGGGAAGGGGTGGTCCCGGTTGCCCTTGATCAGAATGATAGCGATTTCAACACCATAGGTAAAACAGGTGGTGGTAAATCACATACCATGCAAGCCCAACACATGCCGCCGCACTCACATGGACTTGGGGGCAATGTTATCAGGCTTTCGGGCGGCACCACCCCATCGGGCGGCGGTGACACAAGCAGGAGGTCATTGCCCAACGGACAGTTTGACTACATAACGCAAACCGGTTCAGCCGGAGGCAGTGGGGGGTCTGCACAGGCATTTTCTTTAATGAATCCATATCGCGTAGGGTGTTGGATTAAATATGTGGGGGTATAAGATATGGCACTATTAGAATACAGGAGGGTTACGGATTTTAACCAGTTGGTTAAGGACATCAATGTGGAGATAACAGACCTGTTTTATGTGCCTGTTTTCGATTCATTCGGTGACTTGGGAATAGGCGACGGGGACCCCGACAAACCCGGAGCCATCGCCGGATACATGGATGGTGATGAATGCAAATTGGCTATCTACAACGGTGATGGCACTTGGTCGTCTGTTGGTGGATCCCCTTCCCCCACCCGCACCCCCGATCCTTCTTTAAACTTCGCTACTACTTCTGCAGACATGGAATCATCCCATCCTACAGCAGCTATTGGAGATATATTTTACAACGTAGACGGAACAGACATATACGTAGCAACTAAAATAGCTACTGGTATTTGGCAGATACAGCAATCAGGAACATGATGAAACGACTAATATACACTTTAGCCGTACTCCTTGGAAGCCTTGGGGTACAGGCACAGACGGCACAGCCTAATTTGCCCAGCGGGGCGGAAAGGTACAGTCAGACACTTTGGATATCACCGGATTCAACTCTTTGGACGGGGAAGGGCGGGAATTACACGAACATTGGAAGTTGGTTCAAGACGGACAGCCTTAACAAGACCCGTCAGAAAGCATTCGCTTTGGATGTGACCGATTTCGGTGCCGTAGGGGATAGCTCCACCATCAATACACAGGCGTTCTACGATGCTTTCGACTACGCAGTGGCCAATGGATTCAGCAACATATACATACCGGAAGGCGTATATCTTATAGATTCTGTTGTTGTGTTGCCGAAAGACCTCTCTATGTTTGGTGAGGGGTACGGTAGCTGCCTAATCCCCGTGGGCGATTCAATTAATTACATATCAGATATTCAGGGGTCAGCAGTATTTCTATATAACGCTGGAATCGATAATTTGATAGGCGGAATATCTAACACTATCGCTAAGGGGCAGAATTACATAAAGGATTCGGGGGCATCCTCGGTGTTCATGACAGGTGATGTTTTAAAATTAGTAGACACCGCCGATTTCAGCTTCTCGGGTTATAGAGCCGAGTACAAATTAGGAGAATACTTCACGGTAGTAAGCAAATCTAATGACACACTATTCCTTGATCATCCCGTCAGCGACGACTACACAAATATACTGTCTACCGTAATTTATAAAAGCGATTTGTCAAGATCCGGATTATCTGATTTACGAATAGGCACGTCGTCAGCAAGCCCGGGCGTTCAGAGAGTAATATTTGAAGATGTGGGGTTCACGGAATTCTATAACCTGGATATAACCGGCTCCAGGCATTACAATATAAGAATAAGCGGTGCTTACAACGTAAAGATTGATAGGATATACTCCAGGCAGACCTTTCCAACGCCGGTAGGCATTGCGGAGACTCAATACGCGTTGCAGTTAAGTGGGGCCCAGAATTTTATAGTGTCAAACAGTGAGTTATATGCTTATAGGCATGCTTTCACTGGCGCTAACATAATATGGCGTAACGATGTAATTCTAAGGCACGGGACTATATATAATACAAGGATGTTCAGCAAGGTGCAACATGGAGCCGATCTTCACGGCGCCTCGTCTGATGTAACATTCGACAACGACATTATGACGGGTTGTTTGGTCAGGGGTAGGTCTCACAAGGTCATAAACAGCACAATCTACACACCTCCATCATTATTACCTGAAATGGCGTTAAAGTCTAGCGAAATAAAGCAAATTGATTTTACAATAACAAATAATAAAATATACTCTAGGGATGTTTTCATGGAGGTTCAACCGGTTAATGTGTCTGTTTCCAACGGCAGCGGGCAGTATCAGCCAGATACCGGAGGCGTTTTTAAATTTTCAGAAAACATACTAATAAGGATAGGACAAGATTCTTCAACTGCCAGTAATGTGGCGTTCAACATGACTTATCAGCGTCCGTTAATTAAAGATTTAGGTGTGACGTTCGACATATCTGATAATGACATTATATGTCGAAACAGGGTTCCGCAAGTCTTTCGGATATTCGGAAACAGCGGATACAAGGCTGGCGCGGCTTACTTAAAAAATAACAATATGTCAGGCGTCCTCCTCTCCATTGATTACTTAAATAAAGTATATGTTGCCGGCAACTCGATGGAAGATAACCCATGGAACGCCGTTACAGCACAAAATACTGACATAGTGGTAATATCCGGCAACACTGCCAATAATATCTGTGTGGAGAATCCAACTTCAAACAGCAATAAATGCTTCGCATTAATAAGGCAGTGCGGTTTTTTGGTAACCAACGGAAATTTGGTATTAAATACAGGATATGCAACAAATAGTATCAGGCACGAGACGGTCACAAGCGTGGTGTCTGGAGAGAATTATTTCAACAACCTGCAACCTTTTTACAGCGGAGTTTCTGACATTAAATTCCCATCCTCCAGTCAGCTGAAAGTTGAATCTCTTAACATTGCACCAACATCCGCAACGGATACCGGAACTGTCGGGGATGTGCGTATTTCAAGCGGATATATTTATGTCTGCACGGCCACCAACACGTGGGTACGTGCGGCACTTACAACTTGGTAATCATGAAAACACTACTCCAACGTCTCCTTAGCGAGACACCGAAATTTTGGAACCGCCTTGCAAAGATCGGGGCGGCACTTACAGCCATCAGCGCGGGGCTGCTCGTGGCACCCGAAACCGTCCATATACCTGATTGGCTGCAAAGCGCGGCAGGATACGCAGCTACGGCCGGATTTGTGGCTACCCTATTGGCTAAGGCTACTACTACGGATAATGAATTGTCAAGGAAATGAGAATTAATCCGAAATCAGCCATCTACGCGGCACTTGCACTTAGCATTGCCGTTTGGTGGCTTGGCATAACACTGGTAAGATGGCTAATATCCTTGCTTTAGCACCCAAAATAGCCCGATTAGAGGGCGGATATGTAGACGATCCAGTAGACCGTGGCGGCTGCACCAATATGGGCGTGACCATCGGAACCTATCGACTTTACGTAAATCCAAACGGCACATGTGCTGACCTCAAAAGAATGACATATGACCAGTACGCGTTGGTGCTTCGTAAGTATTGGGATAGGTGGAAAGCAGACGAAATAGACAGCCAAAAGGTAGCGGATATCTTGGTGGATTGGGTGTACCATAGCGGCACGTGGGGTATCCGTATCCCGCAGCAGGCATTGGGCGTGAAAGACGACGGGGTTGTTGGTCCAGTTACGTTAAAGGCGGTCAATGCCCGTTGCGCCAATGAGCTGCACGCTAAGCTATGGCATGCCCGTAAGGAGTTCTTAGAGGGAATTGTCAAGCGCACACCGTCGCAGAAGAAGTTCCTGAAGGGATGGATGAACAGACTTGAAGCATTTAAATAAAACATACTACCAAATGGACAATCCTGCATTCGACGAAAAGACAGCAAAGACAATAAGCAAATGGCCGCTGGCAATAACGGTGATGATTGTAACGGCACTGTTGACAACATTTGTCAACAAGCTGTTCGATACCACCGACGACCGCAGTGCTGAATGCATGGAGCAGGTCATGTACCTGCGTGAACGGGTATCCAAACTTGAAAGGCAGGTAGACCAATACACTACCGCAATAATGGCCAAAGACGGACAGATAAAGAAACTGGCCGATAGTCTGGCCACGAAAGGAGGTTAAAATGAAGAACGTACTAATTTTCATATTACTGGTCATAGTGGCCGCGCTGGTATGGTGGATATTCACCCATCCGCCGAAAACCGATTCCCCTATCGAAAAACAGGCTAAGGAAAACGTCCGTGTAGAGGCCGAAATAATCAGCCGGAAGGTGGACGAGAAAGGTATCGAGGCGGTGATTATGGAGGAAACCGAACACGTGCTTACGCAGGCAGGGTTGAAGCAGGTGACCGATAGCGCCCGCATCATCGATTCCCTCCAAAAACTCGCCAATAACCGCTTAATCAGCTACACCGCCGCACGTGCCGAAATAAGGCGATTACAGGCCGAAATGGAAGAGACCGACACATCCTTCACCTACAGCGACAAATGGCTCACGGTGGACGTTACCAAGCCCGTTGGGGGTAAACCCGCACTGCTCAACAGTACCTACAACGCTGAATTGAGTTGGATATGGTACAGGGAACGGAAGAACATCTTCTCCCCTTTTAGGACTTACGGAAGATTCAGCCTGAATGACCCTAACGCAAGGATACTCGGAGTTAAGCACATCAGGATCGAACCACCCGTCAAGACCTTCGGACTGGACGTACTTGCGGTAGGCGAATACTACCGTAATACGGCACTGTTAGGCGGGGGGATCAGCATGGATATTGGCCGATTCCGGTTGCAGGGCAATTACCTGTATGACCCGTCCGACAATAAATGGTATCCGGCATTCAGGGGTGGGTGGAAGTTGGTTTCGTTTTGATTTATCCCGTCTTGTCGCTAACTTTGTTAGCATGGAACGTTACAAGGGAACACTTAGCATATTCTACCGAGGTAAACTTCGGAAGATACCGTACAGTTATTTCGTAAGCAGCGGTGATCCTGAATTCGTTATCGACGACAAAAACGGGCATTCGTACCATTTCAGGTTGCTGTGGGGCAAATGGGAGCCATGTGGAGGACTTACGGGGCTGATACCGGAGGACATGAAGGAAATGCTGTATGAGAAATTCGAGGAGATATTTGCAAACAAATAACCCCCTGCCTAAGCAAGGGGTCGCCCCTAATGGGGTTAAGGGGCTATCAACCTAAACCGATGCTAAGATACTAAAATCAATCCGATGCGTCAAACCTTTTTAAATCAGCCTGATATTTTCTCAATTGCCTAACCAAATTGGCTTTCTCACTGTTCAGGACGGCCAACCTGCGCTGCGTGAAATAGATGTTCACGTTGATCTGATCGCGCGTCACCTCCATGGGTTGTCCGTTTGCTTCTACTGTTATTGTTTTCATATCTGTTCAATTAGTGGCTTCACTTCCAATTCCCGTCCACTCAAAGCAAACACCACATTCTGCAATTCATGGACGTAATTCGGCGATACCTTAAGCGTCTTGATGTTGTCTACAAGGAATAAGTTCCTATTAACATCGTGCCAAATCTTCACGCCATCCTGCTCATAGGCCATGTAGATTCCTTCTACTCCATCCGCGACAAATCCCATTCTTTCCATACATTCGGGGGTCAGGGGTATCCCTTCCAGCCACCGGCTGTCAATGTAACTGCGTTTGACATACGGTTGCCCGGTGGTCTCGCTGATTGCTGTGTACTCAACCTGTGCGCGATCTTCGTAGATGCGGGTGACTTTTCCGGGCGTCTTGCTGTTTACGAGCACGATGTTGCCTAATCTAAGGTCTATTGCTTCAATTGCCATAAGTCCTCCCTTCTTCGATAATCTGTTCCCATGCCCTCATACGAAGGCAATATTCACCGTATGTCTTAGGATCTGACGGCTCCATTCCTATTAGCTTCTCAGCTGCTGCACACCTGCGCTTCCAGTACTCCACACCTGTCATATGTGCCGCGTGGCGGGCTATCTCGTCAAGTTCGCTATCCAGTAGGGTTAATCCGTGTTCGCTGCTCATGTAGGAGAATAGCGGGTAGCGGGGGTTGTCCATAATTATTTCCTTTCGATTTTACCGCAATGCTTGCAGCGTTTGTATTTGCTTATTTGATCTTGGTCGGGGTCGTGGTCAACCCATTCATGTTTGGTATAGCCGCACATTTTCTGTACATGCTTATCCCAACGCCTTTTTTCTTCTTTCCAATTCATCCCTCCCTCCCCAATAACAGACAGCGTTCACGGCATAGTACGCGGGATTGGGCGGCCTCCCACTTAGCTAAATCATCCAAGTAACCCCAATAGAAGTCTTTGTTTTCTGGCTTAGGGGTTGACTGGAATGTATACCCCTCGGCCACAATAGCGCTTTCAATATCGTCGATCGGTGTCACTCGGGTAGATGCAGATGGGTAATGCACATACCGTTCGTTATACTTGTTGTAATATTGTCCTGTTATGGCGGCAACGTCGTCGGAGGTCACCTCACTAAGCATCCCTATTATTCGCCAGTTGCCGGGAGGGAGTGGCACCCATTCCGTTTCGTCCATACCGTAGGATTTTTCTCCGCCATTTATATCCCAAGTCAAATCCTGACCGTAGGGTATAACAGATTGATTAGTTTCGATTCGAGGGAATTTAGCCCCCTCCGGCAATTCAACCAACAGAGCCTTGCCTTGTAGTAGTGGTATTTGTTTCATGCTGATTCTATTTTGATGATATGCTTGATGTTTATCAGTAAGAAATCATTCGCCCAATTTCCCTCTTCGAAAAGAACTTTATCAGTACCCCGTCTGCCCCTATAAAATAAGTTGTCGGCAAACTCCTTTCCGTTGTGTCTGTAGGTTAATTTTACATAACCTCCAACCGATGGCTCTATTTTGGCGAAGTCTTGCTTAGTCATTGTTTACCTCCTGTTTAAGTGCTTCATCAGCTATTTCAATTAATCCATCCGTATCGGGGCTTCCTGAATATGTATTGGCTATCCTCTCCAAAGCTTCCCTGTATTTGGTAAGTTGGGATTGCATCGATTCGATTTCTTGTCGATGTCTAACTTGTTCGCATGGCGTACCCATAAGCTTATCATACCACTCTACCAAAGAAGTATACTTAGCCATGTAATGGTCATGTTGTGCTTTTGGCACCAACCCCCACTCCCCAGGATTTTCGAGGATGGTTTGGGCAGCAGCGGTGAACCCATCGAAATAGCTTGCCCTAGCTGGGTAGTACATCACCTGGTCACGGTCAGCGCTTTTGATGGCCGCCTGTTCCAGCTTTTGTTTTATTTCCTGATTCATTTCTTTAGTGCTTTTTCTATCCGTTTAATAATAGGTTTTGTCGCTCCAAACGGACTGTTTACCGCCTTAATGGCTTTTAATGCGTATTCACAGATTTCCTCCAACTCCTTCACTCTTTCACGTAATTCATCCCTGTTCTTTACTACGCTATCGTAAACAGCACTGTATTCACTGTTCTCCCGTTCGATGTCGGCTATTTGGTTCCTTAACTCCGCGTTCTGTTGGTCGGAGTATTCCTGCATGGCATCAATCACTGTGCTGTCTGGCCATAGATCTGTTTTTAATTCGTGATCACAGCCAATAGGGTGATAGGTAGCTAAGATCTGCTGTGCTGTTTTTTGTTCTTTCATATCTCCTCGTTATTTGGCAATACAACCCGCCTACCAGCGGATCCGGTTATTTTAATCAGCACTTTGTCAATCGCCTCCCCA